GGCTGGAAAGGAATGTTGGCCTGTTTAAGTTCTTTTCTTTTCTCGCCGGCAGCCACCCCTAAATTAGCATCGGAAGCTGGTACCAGCTTCCGATGCTAATTTAGGGCAGAAAGTAGGTGCTAAAAGTGTCTCTTTGACCGAAGCGCAAAATGGACGCCATTCTCACATGCTCCCTATGGACTATGGGCAGCATGATGGTTCCAATCGAGGTCCAGATATTTGGTCGGACTATGGGCGATTTGACACAAATCGTTCATATAACAGTGCCGACTCCGGAGAGGGCGCAGCCCATGAAAATCGACAGCCAAGTTTAAGTCTTAATCAAATAATTAAGGTATAGAGAAGGCTGTATGATGGGGAACGGAGTGCTGTCCCCGGAAGACATTGTCTCCCAGGCCAGACTGATTTTGGAACCCGTTCCGCTTGCCAATGAATCGCTCGCCGCCCCATCAGAAACCAGAACACGACTTTGCTGTCCGCTGGCGCTGAGGTATCCATGAGTGTGCTTTGCCATCTCGGTTGGAAGCTGTGCATGTGACGTCGCTCCGCGGATTCCGCCACACCCCCAATTAGCATCGGAAGCTGGTGCCAGTTTCCGATGCTAATTCTCCAGGCGTGAAGGTGGGAACAAAAGGAGCTGCGATACAGGATTATAACCTTCCGGGGAACACAGTTATTGCTCCGATAAAAATAGATTCCGGATGGGGATTCGGACACTGGCAAAGCTGGGCGGATGCAGACAATATCGCAACCACAACTTCCAATGCAGGAAATGCATTTACGAACCTCGGTATTATGCAACCGTCCCTATATCTTAATTATGTGGTGAAGGTATAAGCTCGGCTGCATGTTGTTGTGATTATCACCGCCGCCGGAATTCCGGGTGTTTGTTGGATCAGCCCATTTTACGCCCGCTCCCTCTTGACTGTTGATGCGCCCGTTCTCTGCGCCCGTGCTGTATAGATAGGCGGAATAAGGATGCGAGTGCGAAGGGATTTCGGATATTCCCAATTTGTGGGCCGTTTCACCGCATTGAGCGCCCGGAGAATTAGCATCGGAAGCTGGTACCAGCTTCCGATGCTAATTTAGGTGCGAAAGCTGGCGCAAAGACTCACGCTCTCACGAATGCAGAATTGCCCGTGCTGAGCGGGGCCATCGTTATGCACAGTTCAAATGTGGGGACGAATATCCAGACAGTAAATGGAGTGTTTAAGCCAGCAATCACAAACAATGGGAAATATCGTGGTGGTGGCGATCTGATAAGCGATGCCGGGGCTAGTTCCGTTGGCCATTTCTCATTAAATATAGGCGGAGGACAGGCTGTGTCACTTATTCAGCCATCCCTATATCTTAATCACATAGTGAAGGTATAGGCTGGGCTGCATCATATCGACGGAATCGGGGTCCCGGTCTCCCATGAAGCGGTGCCAATCACCTGTACCAGTCGGGACCGTCCAAGCCTCCGGCTGGAAAGGAATGTTGGCCTGTTTAAGTTCTTTTCTTTTCTCGCCGGCAGCCACCCCTAAATTAGCATCGGAACCTACCGCCACTCTACCGCGCATATCCGGGAGGTTGAAAGTAGTCTTACCGTCACCGGAGCCATAGGTCGTGCCGATGACAGAAAAAAGTTGTGCATAGGTGGTACGGGAGATTGCCTGACCCTGGCAGAGCAGCCAGCCAGTGGGAGCGGCAGCGCCCGCGAACGGGATCACACATCCGACGGGCATGACCGGCACAGCCTTATTGTTGGCGTCACCAACAGAAAACTCGCCGGACTTTGAAGTGCTGATGCATCCATAATTGAGTGTATCAGGCCGGTATTTGGAAGCAGAGGACTGCCTCCAGGGCAAAAAAGGCCACTTGGCCATAAATCAAAACTCCTCTCCATAGACACCGGAGACCGGCATCCCATCTAATTTTGTTTTGTCAGCGGCCGACATGAGACCGTTGGCGGACTGCGTAGCCACGCCGTAGGTGGTGTTTGTACCAGGGATACCGAGAGCTGTGATGTCAGCCTTTACAACCGCTGCCGCCGCGCTCACATGCCCATATGTATCGACTGTGACCTTGTACAGGCCAGACGGCCTTTGTGTGTAGGATGGGTGCGTGTACTTATTGGCCCCGCTGGAAATACCGTTGAGCTTCACCTTATCCGCCGCTGACATAAAACCGGCGGCGTCAGTAGTGGCAGCAGCGTGGGAATGAGAGCGCAGCGCATAGCGGGACTCTATTTTCGACAATGCGTAGCTCAACCGCTGAAGAGATACCCATTTCATACAACGTCACCTCATCCAGCGGCAAGGTCGGTGAATATCTGGTCGATCTCAGCGTTGGTGCATTCTTCGATCGTGAACGCACCGCCGAGCGCATCCCAGGCTGTGCCGTTCCACGCAACGTTCGTGCCGGCAGGGCCATAGGAGGACGCAGCCTGGATGTCATAGACGTCGCCCGCCACCTGACCGGAGGCAGGCAGCTTTGAAGCATCTGCGACAGAACCCTTGTAACGGTACATCTGGGTAATATCGCTCTTGAGCGCGTAGGAAGAAGCTGTGCCGAATCCGTCAAGCTTCGTCTTATCCGCCGCCGACATGAGGCCGTTGACGGACTGCGTAGCCGGACTGTATTTAGTGTCAGGAGGCGTCTGCCATGTGCCGTCGCCGCGCAGATATTTTGCCTGGCCGCCCGCAGCCGGAGCAGGGACAAGACCGGCTTTGCCCGCTGCAGAAGCCGACGCGCCGGACATATCGGTGTATTTGGTGTCGTTATCCGCGCCCCACACCGCCGTGCCGTCGGCAGACCAGCGGAGGATCTGTCCGGACGCGCCGCCCGTTGGAATGTGCTTGCTGCCGGAGCTCGTGGGATGTACATATTTGTTCGCGCCCGCAGCGACCCCGTCGAGCTTATCCAGGTCGGCCTGCTCGATCTGGTCCAGTACGGTTTTGTTCGCGTGTGAGTGATTTCCCTCGCTGGCAGAATTGACCTTTTCTTTCAGTGCGTCGTCGAGATCCGTCTCAGAGACCTGGCTTTTGCCAGCCAGCGCTCCGGTCGGTACGCGAACGTTCACCTTGCGAGAACCGTCCGGCGTGAGATCGCTGCCGTTGACCTGAACACCGACGATAATATTCTTCTCCGCAGCTGCCGGTGCATGAGCCGTCTGACTGTGCGTGTACGCTGCGTCGTAGTTTCCCTTGAGCGCAGCGGTCAGATCGTTGGCGGACAGACCTTTTCCATCGACCTTGTCAACTTTCCCTTGCAGCAGCGTGTGTATTTTACTGATCGCATAACGCAGTTTGTCAAGAGATACCCATTTTGTAGCCATAATCAAAATCTCCTTTTCTGTACCCCGAGATCCTTAAAAATGTTGTCAATGTCTTCGTTAGTCGCCTCTTCGAGGACCGGTTCGGTGCCTGTAGAGGGCACGCCGGTATCCACGTACTCGCCAAGGTCCGGATCGTAGACCCACCAGGTGCCTGATTGGATGTGAGGATAAGTGTTCGCAGCGTCCCGTGCATCCTGCGCTGCGTCCTGTGCCAGGAGACGGTCATTCTGAACAAGCTGTATAAACTGCTGGTATTCATCCGGGGTATATCCGGGCGGTGGCTGTGTCCCCGCATCCGGATGGTACAGGACCTCAAATCCGATCTCGACCGTATAGAGGACCGTTCCATCCGCTCCCACGCCGTCGATCACCGCCGGATGATAACCGGATTCGGCCATGGCTTGAGGAGGGACCGTCAAAACGCCGTTATCCGGGATGAGGATTGGGACAGCATTCTCATGCCCGCAGGCTCGGAACGTAACACGTTTCTGCAGCCCATCCCATTCAGAGGAAAACGAAAACACAAGCGTTTCATCCGTGACGCTTCCAGCCGTGCCGAGCGTGACGCGGGCCGGAGAGACCCGGTACCCATTCACAGATATCTGGACCGGCATAGGCTCACCTCGCTAAAATGTTTCTCCGTGCATATCCACTTCGCCGTCATTGTCGGCGTCATAGACACTTTTGAGCATAAGGCCCGTCTGGTCCTTGACGCCCTGAAGTTCCGTGCGCAGCTGCTCGATGAGTTGCTGCGCCTGCTCCTGCAGCTGCGCAGTGGGGATACCCGTGATCCCGTCGCGCATAACGCCGCAGACGTTCTCATCCATGCGCAGGTCCGTAATGTCAGCCTGCAGGAGCTTCACCGCGCCGGGCTGTACAAGGATAGACGCCACGTAGATCTCATCAGCATGTGTGTCCCGCACGGGCGCTGTGAATGTGGGGGCATTGGAAAACGCCCCCTTGCGCAGGAGTGTCTGCGGGGCGTTGTTGTCCTTGTCCAGACGAAGGACGACAACGTCGATGCGTGACAGCGTCCCGTCTGCGGGGTCCAGCGTAAAAGTTTCCGGTTCTTCCGCCCATACAGCGGTTCCCCAACGCTTATTGCGCAGAAGCCAGCTGTAACCGGGGTGCAAAGTGACAGACATCCCGGTCCCTGAAGCCGTCACAGCAAAGTTGTCGTCGCCGGAGAGCACGCCGCGCGTGCGGGTCGCAAACCACGCCCCCAGTGCGTCCGCTTCATATCCTGTATTATCGAGAGGAAAGCATTGTAACATCGTTAGACCTCCTGTAAAATAGAGATATCCCCGAGCTGCAGCACAACATTGCGGCCCGACGCCTCATAGATCGTGCGCACACCGGTCAGCCGTGCCGCGAGCCGGAGACCATACCGGGTGAGTTTTAACGGGAGGACGTCCCCGAGAAAGTAATCCTCACCGTAGTACATGAGATCCTGCCCGGCGTCTGCCGTGACCTCCAGCTTCTTTATCTTCTCAGCAAGTTTTTCAAGGCCCCGCACCCGGAGCAGCGCCTCGTACTCAGCGTCTGTGTAGGTGTGTTTGGTGTACGAATATTCAGGGTTTCCGTCCTCATCCACTTCTCCGGTCGGCGTGGCGACTTGATACGAGGTGGAAATGTCCTTTGCATCCACCCATAACTCCCGGCGCTCATCGCCGGCCCAGCTGCCCAGGGTTACGGTCACGACCTTGCGGTCCGCGCCCTGATCCTGCCCGCCGACCACCGCCACATTCTTCCAGTTGACATCCGAATCCACGATGCGGATGTCAGCGAGGTTTCCGATGTCGTCGCCAAGATACCCGACAAAGGCGTCGGAGCCCTCGCTGCTCCGATCTGTGCCCTGGTATACGCAGAACATCTCCACGCCGGTAGCAGGGTCAAAGGTCTCGCGGAATCCCAGGCCATGGGCTTCAGCCAATTCTTCCAGAGATTCCAGCACGCTGCCCCAGGACGTCTGGCTGTCGGTGACGGGCGTGAGCCCCATCGGTTTGGCCGAAGCGCCCGGCAGCCCGCGCCGGTTATCGTTTACAAGCTTGTACATAGCTGTTTCAACGTTCTTTACAAGCGTTGTCCACATGGCCACACGTCTCGCCCAGCGGTTTGTGGAAAGTGGCGCCCGCACGGTCATGGTGGCCTTTTCACCCGTGTCGGATATTTCGATCTGGGCGATCACAGCACTTTCGGGCTGTTCTGTGCACCAGAGCCTGCGTCCACGCCGGAGCAGGTCCAGATTCTTGTCTGTGGCCGCACACACGAGCTTAACTTCGCCCGCTCCGGCATACAGGGACAGCCACTGCAGAGAGTCTATATCCTCCACTACGCCCTGGCGCAGGAGGTCTTCATCGTACACATACAGGCTATACACCAGCCCTCACCCCCCTGGGCGCCAAAACACTGACGCGCAGCCCTTCCCGGTTGTCCGCCGCATCGTATCGGAATGTGTTGACGCCGGGCTGCAGCTGCATATTCATGTCGCTATCCGGCGACAGGTAGCGGAACCCATTTTCCTCCACGCCGTCCGCATGGCGGTAGATCACACGCTTGCTGCCGTAGACGGTGGAAATGGTAAAGCTTTCTCCTGCCTGAAGAGTCTTTGTGATGCGTAACATCGAGCCGGTCTCCACCAGCAGTACCTCGGGGGCCTGTACCTGGGCCATGGCCTTCAGCTCGACCGTGAGGTCGATGGCGACGTCACCATCATTCAGTACGCGCTTGAAAGCGCTCGCCTCATACTTTGAAATGTACCATTTCCCACCAGTGTAAAACGGAAATCTGAACAACGCCTTGATACCGGCGAGGAGCGTGTTGGCGTCATCCGCCGTCCGCCAGTAGGGGTACGGACAGTGAAGGATGAATTGGAACTGCTGTATCTCAGCGGTCTCCTCCATGACAGGCGTGCGTTTCGGCGTACCTTCCAGGTACCAGCTCTCGCCGTCCTCATGGATGAAGAAACGTGCCGGGATCATTGGACTCACGCAGGACAGCAGCGTCCGCCTGTTTTCTTTCAGGTTTCCAAACAATACGCCCGTGACCGTGAGGTCCCTGGGCCGTACCGACTGGGACGAGCGGGTGGAACCGATCTGGTTTACGCCCTGCGTCTCGGAGATGTTGATCTCGTTGGAGGAAAGGCCGTCGATGCCCGTAATCCAGAAATCACTGTCTTCGCTGAAGGAAACAGCGTTGTTCGCCGTGATATATTCAAAGGTGAGCATTTACGGAAGCCTCCATTCATCTCTTTCCATCGCTGCCATGGCTTCGGTGCTCATCTCAGCCGGGCTGAGCGCGTCATGGCTGTAAATATTCTGTACAAAGGTCCTGCTGGATGCGCCGCCAATATTGGTGACGGACATGCCGGACGCTGCCGCACCGGCCGTGGCAAGCTGCAGGTTGTTCATCATGACGCCCTGGCGGAGCATGGCTACAGCCTGAGACGCCTTTGCGCCGAACGACAGGATACCGCCGGCCGCCTCAATGGCAGCCTGGACGGAATGCTTCATCTGACCCACGAGCCCGCCTTCGCCCTTCTTGACGCCCTTTGTCCAGCCTTTCATGGTCATAAGGCCGATCATGTTCTCAAACAGATGGGACGGAGAACGGATATCCAGCTTCCGTTTTGCGGCATTGTAGGCAGCGGCCGCAGCGTCAGCCATGGCGCTCACAAGCCCGGACGTCCCGGCGTTGATACCGGAAATGATACCGTTGATCATCTGCTGGCCGATGGACGGGAAATTCGAAGCCTTGACCTGATTCTCCGCGGCAGTCTTTGTGTCCTTGATGAGCTGCAGGGTGGCGTCCTCCAGCGCCTGGTTCTTATCCACGCCCGCCGCGATGTCGTCCACCATATCCGAGCCGGAGTTCGTGACCTCCGGCAGCCCCAGCTCCGTCATGAGGGCTTTTGTGGCAGCTTCAGACCCATTGGCAAAAACCTCGCTCAGCTCACTGAGCTGCGCATCGGAAGCCCTGACCAGCTCCGCCACAGTGGCAGCCGATTCGGGACCTGCGTCGCGCAGCTGCTGGAGCAGGCCCTGGTCAAGACCACGCTCCGCAAGTGTGACCAGATTTTCGGACCATTGCTGCAGGGCTTCCTGATTGTGCCGCAGGTTGGCGATCATCTGGGAAACGCTGACCTCACTCTTCGTCTCGATCTTGTCGAACATGTTGGTGGCAGCGTCCGTGTAGGACTGGAGCGCGTTGGAGCGCCGCTCCATCTCCGCCTCCTGGGCAGCGGCCACGGCTTCGGCATTGTCGATGATGCTCTGAGCGGCAGCCGTATCGGTCTGGGCGATCTGTGCCTCCACCTCGGACTTTCGGGCCGCAATATCTTCTTCCTGAAGGATATATGCCTCGCGGGTAGCATTGAGCTGTTCCATGAGCTCGTTGTACTCGCTCTGCTTGAGCGCCTTATCCGCAAGCTGAGCATCCAGCTCCGCCTGTTTTTCATCCAGCTCCTGCAGATTCTGTTTGAGGGTAGCCTCTTCCTGGTACAGCTCATTTTGCCGGGTAATGAGCGCATTGCTTTCGTCCAACGCCATCTTGGCGTCAATGTACTCGTTCATCTGTTCTGTGTTGAGGTTGAGATAGTCGCCCTCTTCACTGTAGGAAAGGTTTAGCCCGTCATATTCCGCATTAAGCTGCTCCACATAGGACTTCAGAAGGGCCTTGTCAGCCGCGGATTTATTTTCTTTGTGCGACAGCTCTGTGATCTGCGCAGCCAGTTTTTTGGATGCATCCGCTTCAGCCTTGAGGGACTTCACATTGTCCTGGTGGCTTTGGGCGCTGGAATCGGTGGACTGCTGCAGATTTTCCTGCGCACTGGCCAGCTCCTCCACAGCTTCCGACTGCCGCTTGAACGCCTCGGTGTCACGGGTCAGCCATTTGATGAGGGCAGCGATGCCCGTGACCAGCAGAGCCGCGGCGGCGATCACAAGCCCCACAGGACCCAACAGGGCCTTGATGGCTGCACTCAGCGCCGTAGTCGCGGCCGTGAGCAGAGTGGATGCAACCGTGGAAAGGGACAGCCCGGCGGACATGCCGCCGAGTGCAAAGGTCTTTGCGGTGATAACGCCGGTGCTGGCCATCTCCGCCACGATCTGTTCTTCCGTGGCGGTTTTACCCAATTTCGCTATGGCAGCCGCCCGCGCTTCCGCCAGCGCTTTCTTATCCAGCGTAGGTATGAGCAGTTTGTTCGCCATATCCGCAGCTGTAGCAGCTGCCGCGGCAAGTTCCTGCTGGCGGGTAAACGCCTGCATGACTTTGTTGCTCCCGTAGGCCAGCATGAGGCCGGCCACGGAGATGGCAAGGATGTCCACATTTTCAATGACCGGCGGAAGCACTGCGGCCACCGCCTTCAGAGCTTTTTCAAACAGGCTGCCGAAGGTTTTGATGGCGTCGCGCATCGTGGGCCTGTTCAGTGCCTCCTGCGTATCATCAATAGACAGG